TTGGCGATTATGTCATCGATGCTTATCAGCTTGATCGTGTTAGGGCTGTCCTTGTCCGCATAGGCGAACAGACCGTTCATGGACATCAGGGCGAGGATAAAATCGCCCTGGGAAATGTCGGGGAGATTGGGGGCGACGGGGAATCTTGTAGGGAACGCACAATCGGTCCAATTTGCCCAAATATTTACTGTTAATGGAGTTGAATATGGGTTTGATATATATATTTCACCTGCTGGATCTTCATAATGAAGTAAAATTTCGGTGTTTTCTATTAACGGATAAGTTATATCAAGCGGCACAAAATTGAATCTATATACATTAACTCCATCACCAGTAGAGCCAACCAGTTCTACATTGTATGATGTACCTAATATTGTGGATTTTACTATTTCGGAATTACCATCCAATTCAGTAAGCATTATATGCATCTCCTTGGGATCTCCCCATTCTGGCGGCCTATGTGTAAAATATCCATATGCTCCTGTTCCATTACTCGGTTTAATCGTAATATGTACTGATAAATCCGTTTTATTAAATTTTGTAGTACAAGATCCATATGCTATCTCATGCGGGTCTTTGATTATATTACCCCGGCCTAATACACCGTATATTTGATTCTTAAAATTTGTGCTATTAGCCGTAAATCGCAATGCTTCTGCCTCATTCGATATTTCATCCCCATTTTTTGATACAAGCGGAATAATAGGTCCGAGGTTTTTGCTGTACGCCAGCCGCTCCTTGCCGTCGATAGTGATCCCGTTATACTTTTCGATAGCCGAAAGAATTGTTTTCACCTGCACGGACGGGTGCAAATACTTGGGGTTCGACAACCCCATTCCGAAATTCACGCCCCAAAACGCTACGCCGGGGTATTCATTGGTCGTATTTCCTTCTAAAATGGTCGTGTTTTCGTTCCAGTCGATGCGCTCCGCTTCGAGTTCTTCCAGTTGCGGCCCCAAATCCCGCAGGCCGTTATCAAACAGAGGCTGAAAGTTATCCACGTTGCCCCACGTAAGCGTTACATTGATCGTATCCGCAATATCCGTTACCACGGCGAACCCCTGCGTGAACAGCGGCACCCCGTCCTGGTACAATGCCGCCGGGAGGCGCACATACGGAGCGTCGGCATCCGCATCCGGACGGGCTGCCTGACCGATAGCCTGCATATTCGTAGGCGTAGGCGGCAGCGCAACATTGTAGGAACGGTTCGACTGGATGCTGTCGAGGCTCGAAAATATTGGGCTTTGATAGAGCAGGGTTACGACTTCGTCACTCGACAGGTCGCACAAAATATCATTGATATAAAGTTCGTAGGTCGTCATATGTAGTTATTTTTCTAATATTTGATTTAACAATTAAAATTCCGGAGCGTTTAAGTATTAGCTCCTCTTGCTTCCGTTCGTACTCTTCGCACCTGCGCCGGGTACGCTCCAGCAACTCTACAAGTTCTTTCTTATTCAATCCTATTGTCAGCGCGCTATCATCCCGCTGACCACCTCTGCGTTTTTCTTTAGGATTTATCCGGCTCATTTCCCCGTTTTTTCGTACTTTTGGCGTGTTGAGAACCAAAGTGCGGGGGAACAGTTTACGGCCCTTGCTTTCGAGGATAGGCGGGCGCAAATACCGCCTATCCTGATCTTCGCCTCATCTTGTCATATCACACGCGAAATCTGCCCGCGTCGAATCCGTTTGCCATATAGAAAGCGATTTTGTCGGCTGTGTGTCGTTCATCACCCCGAAAGCAAAGAGCTGTGCCGAAACCGAATTGGGAGGATTTCGGCACAGCGTTCGTAGGCGTTGCCGTCCTCGTCTTTCGCTTTGGGTGCTTTGAACACCTCGTAATAGGTCAGTCCTTCGGAGGTGGTACGCTTGTAACAATACATCCCGTTAGCCTCGTTGTGGGCGATTTTCTCGAATTTGTCGCCGAATTTTGTAAACTCGTCCCGCAATGGCGGGTAAAACATCTGTTTTTTCATATCCTGTTTCTGAATTTTCGATTATCTTTCGCGTCGTGGGTACTTGTTCCACCCGGGTATTTTCATGCGCTCAAATCGCAACTATCGCTAAAACGGCCCGGCCTCTCGGTCCGGTTCTACATCTGGGCTGTCGTAATCGGCTATACGGGTCAAGCTCTCGTTATGTCGGAAAATCACGCATCCCGTCGCCCCCTCCCGGTTCTTGGCGATATGCAGCAGCCCGACGCCCTCGGCCGGAATGGTCCCGTATCGCCCCGCGTCTATCTCGGCCCGGCCGTACACCGCCGGACGGTCGAGGAACAACACCATATCGGCGTCCTGCTCGATGGCTCCCGATTCCCGGAGGTCCGAAAGCATCGGGGTTTTATCGGTTCGTTCCTCGATTTTGCGCGACAACTGCGACAACAGTATGACGGGCACGTCGAGTTCCTTTGCGAGCAACTTCGCGGCCCGGCTGGCGGCCGCGATTTCCCGCTCGCGGGTGCTGTTAGCATTACGGGTTGCCGTGTCGAGTAATTGCAGATAGTCAATGATGACCATCCCGCACCGTCCCCGGCGGTGCATCGCCTTGCATTGCGAGCGTATAGCCCCTATCGTGATATTAGCGCGATCGTTTAGGTAAACAGGCATTGCCGAAAGGTCCGCGGCGGCCCGTTCGAGTTCGTGCCAGCTGTCGGCGTCTATATCGCCCGTGCGGAACGATCCGGAGTTAACGCCCGAGCCTCCGACCAGCATACGCCCAGCCAGCTGGGTATTGGGCATTTCAGCAGAATACACACACACCGGAACCCCAGCGATAGCGGCGGCACGGGCAAAATGCAACATCGTAGCACTTTTGCCCATCCTGGGGCGGCCGGCCAACACGATAAGCTGGCCACCCCTCCAGCCGCCCGTCAGCGCGTCAAGCCGTTGTAAGCCCGTAGGAATACCGATGCACTCGCCCGCCTGTCGGGCCTGCTGCCGACGCTCCAAGTCGTCGAGGGTGGCCCGCACGACATCCCACAATGGCGTTATGTCATTCGAACGCACAGCCCGGTCAGCTATCGCGG